GTTGATGCAGGAGTACTAGCTGGTGTACTGTTTGGTGTTGATGCAGGAGTACTAGCTGGTGTACTGTTTGGTGTTGATGCAGGGGTTCCTGTTGGTGTACTTGTAGGACTTACAGTCGGTGTTGGCGTTGCCGTTGGACTAGCCGTTGGAAAAGGTGTAGGAGCGGCTGTTGGTTCATCTAATAATATAGTAAAGTTACACGAGAGCGACTGCCAACTTACAGGAAATGTTTTTTCGAAGCATTTACCTGTTTGACAGGTTAATAGTGCTTCTCTAACATCCGGGTCTCTTACCACTACTACTGCTTTTCCTGTTCTGATTTGTCCTGCAGATATAAAAGCAGGTTGAGTCATAGTTACTTCACCTGTCTGAGAGTCTATATATGTTACTTTATAAACATGTGTATCGATAACCTCTGTACCGAATGCTACTTTGTTTATTTTAATTGTTTGAGCCATTTTTTCTCTTTATGTTGTTACTACCGAACCTGAAAGTATTATTTCGCATATATCTAAGGAAACGCCTTCAACTGCTACTAAGCATGTATCACCTAACGATACTCCCTGCACCTGAAATAAGTATTGTGGTGCTTCTACAAAACTTTCTATATTTGTACTAAAGCTAGCATAAGCAGGTAATAGTTTTACTCCAGCTGATTCTAGATCATCTCCGGATAACGTCCATCTTTTTTTTGCTACATATGTTGTAACAAATGCATCCTGCTTATTTAACTTTTTCCAAACACTCATTTCTAGTAGTCTAGTTTGATTCTAATAAGTGCTTCTTTTGTAAAATCTTTTAGTAACGGTGTTGATAGTTTACTTACTGCTAATAGTTCATTATTATCGTTGTACAATCCAACTGCTGTGATATAAGCTTGTGGAGTATCAATCATACTACTGTGTTGTAATTCTCCCGAACCTGAAATGTTAGAAGGGTTAGTTGAGTAATTGAACTCACTGTTACGTGCTCTAACAAATACGTAATTAGAAGATAGTGTCTCCTCTGCTCTTAACGTAAAGCTCTGTCCTGCTTCAATTGAATTAAAAAGTACAGATTTATTACCTTGAAAAGCTGAACCTGTTAGATCGTTAGTTAAATCAATAGTCGGTAAAGCACCGTCACTTTCTAATAAATCTCCATTGAGTACTACTATTCCAACATCTGGGTATAATTTACCGTATACTTTAGCATCACTGTATATCTGTCCTGCTGCCCCAGAATAAATTAAGTATTCTCTACCGCTATCTTTATATGTATCTACAGAAGCAGTCACACTATTGTCTGTAAGGGAAATACTGCTGCTATTTTCTAGTACCAAGGTTAAAGAACCTGGGAGAATTTTTTCTTTAAATCTCGCTCTTTCTACTGAAATGAAGAATACACTATTTGGTGTTGAAGTTCCAAACTGAAAGTCTGTGTTCTCATCTCCATTAATAAGGGTTCTATATTGACCGTAAATTGTAGCCGAAGGTGATTTTCCCGGAACTGCTGCATTATATGGTATTGACCCTGAACCGAATCTGTTACCATATGCAATGGAAAACTGAATTGCTGCTGCTTGGTCTGTAGAGCCTGTTTGGTAAACATTCCAATAATACTGTCCACCTGCTGAACCTGTACCGATTTGGTCTGGGTTGTAAGCGAATGTAGTTAGTGTTACTTGATTATTACTCCACGCTGGTGAAGAAATTGAATCTGAGCTTACTACTATATCTTCTGTATCGAATCTTTTGAATGCCATATCTCTTAGTTATTTACTTTTTGAATAGTTACCGGGATAGTTATTCTAGCTCCAGAATCTCTACCAATAAGTGTAATAGTAGTCTGTAGTTGTGTTCTTGTACCGAATAAAGTATTTACTGTTGTACCAGTTAGGTTAATAGAAGTCCCTATTACTGTCTTAGAAACGTTTGTCCCTACTGTAGTAGTACTGTTTAGTCTCTCAGCTTCCTCAGTATTAATACCAACACCGGTAAAGTTAGAAAGTACTCTTGTATCAGCAATCTGTGCTGTATACCCTCCTGTTTCGAAAGTAGAAGTAGCTCCTAAGTAGTTTAATGTTTGTGGAGTAATCGCTAGAGAAGCTCCTTGTTTTAAAACTATTGCAGAGTACCCAGCTTGTAAGATTGGTAATTTAGAAGTACCTCTTGGTAGGGTAGCAAGCTTGTATTTCATAATCTGATTCTCATCAGGGAATGCTTCTAGTAATGGCATATTTTCTATAGCCTCTCCGTAAAATGCCGATCCAGATGGGTGAGAAGGATTATACAAAGTGTAATCGATTTCATCATCGGATAAGGCAAATTGTGTAATCTTAAAAGAACCATCACCTCTAGCGAGTAGCTCTCTACCTTTTTTAGTTAAAATTGCATCGACTGTTACGACTGCGTTATTTAAATATCCCATTTTAAATGTTGTTTAATATAAATATATGATTTTTATTTTTAATTACAGGTTCCTACTCCATAAAGTATTCTTCCTTTAGGGCCTACTTTATAAATTTCACCGGATGCAGGAAAATATACCTTTTTATTTGATATTGTAATCGGTTTACTTCCTTCGTATGTATATAGGGTGTCACTATCTATAAACCGGATGCTTATTATTTCATACTGTCCGCTTCCAGGAGCGTTAAAAACTCCATCCATTGCTGTAGATGTTCCATCTATACCTCTTGTTACGGTAACGTTAAATATAGTTCTATTCCACCCAGTCTGTGGTCCAACTACGGATACTTTTGTTACCTCTACATAATCTACTTGTGTGTTGTTGGTTAAGTATACTATTGCTCCAGGTTTCAACTTATACACATTTTCATTTGGAATTGTAAATTCCATTTCTGTTTGTGTATTAGTTATAGAAGCAAAAGATGAGGTAGTTCCGTTTATAAATCCATCTAAACCTCCTCTAGAAGCAGTAGGGATTAAATTTGAACTTGGTTTTGTATTGTATGTTGAATCAAAACTTGCCTCAGTTATCACTAGATCGCTAAGGGACTGTGAACATATAGTACTGTTAGTAATAGATGTATTAAATATACTTGCATCAACCTGTATTAAACCTAGTGATGGATTTGTTCCGTAATCTGATATTGATGTCTTGCTCCCTAGGTACCTACCTGTTATGTTGGAAAGTGAAGAATAATTTGATTCAGGGAACTCAGCTAGGTTTGCAGTATCTTCTAATATATTAGTAATATTAGTAGGTACTATTGCATCGTTCTTTCTATCTACATCATATATATTTTTACCTCTTCTTATTTCAATTTTACCCTTATAGATAGTGTCTATAGCTGCTTGAGTTAGAGTTTCTGGTACATTATTATATAGCGGGTAAAATACTGAGTTTCTGAAGTCTAAAGAAACATTTTCATTAAAAGGTTCCAAAAGTATAGTTTCACAAACTTCTTCATTTGGTTCTTCTAGAAATTCAAATGGCACTACGTCCAAATAGTAGTACGAACCGTATTTAGTAACACTATTAATCTCCACTACAAAGCCAGGTCCTATTTGAATAGTTAGACCAGTAAGTTGATTTAAACTAGAATCATATGAACTAAGAGAACAATCGGTACGGTGGATAGTTATACCCTTAACTTGGTACAAATCATCTCTCAGGATTAGTATCTGTCCTGGTTCTGGTGTGTTTATTTTAAAATCTTCTAATGTCATTTGTTATCTATAGTATTAGATTTTTAACTACCCTTCTGATATTATTATGTCTAATTCATCTTCCGGGTTAACATTGTTGAATTGGTACGAAATAGAAGTAACAGGGTTATCTACTGCTATGAATCTTGTATATTCTACTGTGTTATTTCTTACAAACTGTATAGTTGTAAAATCTGCAACTGTTGAATCAGGTTGAGTTCTGCTAACTGTAGCTATCGAATAAAAGGAAGGGCTTGGCGCATTTCTAAGTTTAAACACACTTGAGGAGCAAGGAACTAGTGCACTAAATGAAGTTAACGGTCCACTTTGTCCGTTTGTATCGGTATATGTAGCTACATATGTCGGGCACTCACCTGCTTCTAGTACTGCTAATAAGACATTTAGCCCTATCTGGTATGTTTGTCCTACAGTTGTCGGAGTAGGAGTTGGAGTACCTGTTGGAGTAGCAGAAGGAACTATCACCGCATTAGTAGGGGTAGGTGTTGGAGTTTGAGTAGGTGTACTAGTTGGAGTTGGTGTTGGAGGTTCTTCGTACTGGATGATACCGAGTTTATATTTAACACCGGTAGAATATGCGTATTTAAATGGATTAATAGGGTAAAAATCTGTTTGTGAAACAGTGATTTGGCTTCCTGATAATTCTCCGTTAAATTTTGCTTGTTCTAATAAATGATCTTTTTTAGGGGCTATTCCTCCTGAAGTCATATAACTAGAACTATAGTTTGTAGTTTTTTCTACACTACTTCCAAATGATTTACCATGGCTGCCACTATAGTTTCCTACTGTAATTGAACCGGTTATAATATCATTAGTAAATGTACCTTGAACTTGTTTTACTTTATTTCTTTCAAGTAGGTGAGGTTTTACTACAATACCTGTTTCTGTGTTTGATCTAGCGGGTACAAAGTCTTTAACCATTTTAAATACTACGTTATCGTAGAATTTTAATAGTCTTGTAAACTCCTGTAGGTTATATGTATTGCTTTTTAGTATAGAGTTAGCTTGGTTATTTAATGCTTGGTAACTGCTCGAAAAAGCAAGACCTGGGTCTCCTATAATATCATCAATATTAAATCCGCTGGCTGTTAAAGCAGTGTAAATTTGATCATTTTGATATTCAGCTACTGAGTATCCTATTTCCACAGAGTGTACTTGGTCTGTAAACTCGGTTGGTCTTTTATTAATTGATGTATATATAGATAATGTACTACCGGATATAATACTTCCGGTACTGTCTATTTTAATATTGGCTAACGAACTAGTAGATTGTTGCTGTGGTCCTAAGTTAATAGAGCCGTCTGTTCTTTGCCCACCTTGAGTTCTAATATAAAGTCCTTTATGGGCTCCATCGCTGTTTAAAGTAGGTACACCAAAACTATTTAAAAGTACTCTTGCAGCTCTTTCTGTTCCTTTAGATTTTAAAAGTAAAGGTAAGTTATGGTACAGTCTTTTGTATACTTCTCTTCTATAATTTTCTTCGGAAGTAGGGCTAGTAGAAGCGGTTATAAATGTATTAACAACTTCTTCCCCTGGTTGGTAAAATTCACCGGTAAAAGTTTTAAATAGATCTTCGGTAGACTTATTGCTTGTGTATAACTTTAAACCAAAGTTTTTAAGAGCGTCTTGAATAAGATCTTTAGAAATACCTTTATCAAGTCTGTTATCAGCGTCGTACTTATCTGTTACAGCTTTTGAGTATATCCATAAGTTATCAAAATGCTGCCCTAACATATTTAGGAATACATTATAAGGTTCATTGTTAGAATCTTCTCTAAGGTATGTAGGTACAGTGTTTAGTAACCGGTTAGGGTTTTGTTGATCAAACAGTATTGCTGTTCCTATTTGAGTATTCCACCAGGATCCTGTTGCCGGTCCGGTAGTGTTTACATAGGGTTTTGTTGTATTAGATTTAGGCCATGATGTTGAACCGCTTTCATAGTATAGGTGTCTATCGTAATGGTCGAAGTTCTGAAGGATGTTGTTGATTAATCCTTCGTAATATGTATTGTCTACATTTAAACTACCGGTTGAATCTAAATAGCTTTGGTAGTTCTCTATAAGATCAAGTTTATATTTAAAGTTTCTTAATCTTTCGTCTGCAGATGAAAATTGAATAAAATTTTCGTAATCTGTATAGTCTATACTAATATTAATACTCTTCTCTTCAAACAAAGATCTTAACTCTCTATAAGTGTTATTTGTAGGAAAGTTAAATAGTTCTTCGTAGTTAAGGTATTGAGAAGGTATTGTACTCTCTTCAGAAAGATCTAGACTAAAATTCGGACCTTTAAGGTAAGGTACTTTTATTTCATCGGTAACTGATTCAGCTTCTATTTCAAAAGTAACTGTATCTGATATTACTTCTTCTAATGTTAGTATATCTTTTACGGTGTGTCTTGCAGGAAGAGGTTCGTATAATTTTACTATTACTGACTTACTGTTTTTATAATTTTGGGTACTAATATTAACCCCTATTAGTAGGTTATTTTTTTTAAAATTTAACCTGAAATCAGATAGGTAAGAGGTTGAGTTTAATTTAACCTGTATTGCTTCTACAAATGTAGTTATCTGATCATCTGTTAGCTTTGTTGTTAGGAGCCTTACTTCTGTTCTGTCCGGGGAGATTTCTTCAATGAAAAAGTCTACATTTGATTTTAACTCAGAAAATAAATTATCTAGGAAATTATAACTAAGTCTTATTCCCCCGTATTCGTACCCCAGATTTAAGGCGTCTTGTTCTGGGTTAAGTGTAAGTTTTGACGCACCTTTTGTCCCAGAGGTTTCTGATCCCTGTAGGTACGACTGGTCTACGTAATTGTGGTTAGATTCTAAAAGTTCTCCGTCTATAGAGTATACGTGAAGTTCTATATTATGTTTTTCAGGGATAAATACAGAGTTAATATCGTAACTAGTAACTAGCTCGACATCTCTACTTTGGTATTCCTGTTGTTCATTAGTAGTGTCTACTAAAAAAGTCTTATACGTTGTTTGCTGCATCTGTTATAGCCTGTGTCTGTATTTCAATCTTTTCTTGATTTATAACCAATAATCTTTCTCTAAGTTCTGTTATCTCATCTAGTAACGGTTGTACATCTGTAAGGTCTTTTTCTAAATCTACTAATTTAGAACTTTCTTTTAATAAGTAAGTATGTGAATTAGCTTCTCCTTCAATTGGAATCTCATAATATAATTTACTGTATAGTCTAAAAAATTCAGCTACAGTATCGTTATTAACTTCAACTACGGGATCTACAAATGTAGAAAAGTTAGAATCAACAACTTTATTAAATTCGTCCTTTTTTAGAACCGTCTTATGTATTTTTATTTCATTAGCCATTTCTAACTACCTTAAATACGTTATCTTTATTAATGACTGCTGTTGTTCCATCTATTACGGACTTAACTAATACCCTATAGTACCTCTCTGGTTGTAATCCATCCATGTATATATCAAAGTAGGAACCTTTTTCATCACAAGATATTTTTGTAAACTCGTCATCAAAAGGTATGACCATCTCTTCTGTAAATTCATCTTTCAACCCCCAGTATGATTCTTGAGGTAAAGCGTAATTAGTTTTGTATACTGAACTAGTTGTAAATGTTCTTACTGGGAATTTAGGTCTAGCTAGTAATCTAAATCTTTGTTTACCTATATCTGGATATTGTCCTTTATTATTGGTGATATCAATTTCGGCAATATCTGTTCCTAATACATCTAGGCTTCCAGTAAGGTATGAACTATCGTCCCATTTTAAGTCTAAAGTTGGAGGATATATTGTATTTGTATTTGCGCTATAAAATTTATGTCTAACAGAAGATGTAATATCAAACTCTATATCCGATGGAAATTTGAGTATAAATCCGTTATTTGATATACTTCCTGTATACATTAATTTAACTGCCTCAGTAACGTTTAAATCTAGGTCTACACTATCATTTACTTCAAAGCTTTGACTAGATTCTAAACTAATACCATTAGAACCTGTATACCAGTTTCCTCCTCCGGGATACCCTTCAAGGTACGAACCTGTAACGTAGGCTGGCATGTTAACGGTATTGTGAGGTAAAGTCCAAGATCCCTTACTTTGTTCTAGTGCATATCTCCAAGCAGCCCCGGATAAATCCCATGGGTAGTCTCCATACTTACCTACTCCACCGTCCCAATATTCATACACCGGATAGGCATAAACCGAGTGGGATATAGGTGTTTCATATGCAGTAGCTATCTTTAGGTTAAGGCTGGCGCTATATTCGGTAGATCCTATCTTATTAGATACAACATCATTAACCTCTCTATCGGCAAAATGTAAAAGTATCCTAGACATTTGCGGTACTTCAGATATATTATAACCTCCTATCTCTAACATCTCGTCATACCCTGCATTCGCAATCGGTACTTCAGTGTAGATAAATGTATCTTTATCGGGAAATATTTTATATACTGCCATATTATAATGTTGTTATTCTTCCTTTAATATCCTGTTCTGGGAATTTTACTTCAAATATACAAGGATCATAAGAAGGGTAAACTACGTTATTTCTTGTTGCTCCTTTTACATCATAACCGAAAGCACTATAGTTTCCTCCTGCTTTATTTACTACTTCTATATTCTGTATTGTTTGTACTCCTTTTACTTTATCTAAAGTAGAGTAAATTTGCGATAAGTTCACCGGTTGGTTAATTGTCCATTTGGTAATATTAAATAACTCTTGTAATTTTATGTTACAGTTAAGGAGCACATCTCTACCGCTATAATCTGGTCTCACTATAATATCGTAATTTACGCCAATATTTACTATAAATGCGTCTTTAATGTTTATAGAGTCTGTGAGTAGCATATACTCAGAAAGGTATGTTTTTAAATTCTCTTTTAATTTTACAGAGCCTTGAACTAGTTTTTTGTTTACATCGTAAGATAGTACATAAAGTGAAATAGCTAGTGGGTTATTGTCTAATAGAACTGAATCTACGCTGTTTGTGTTGGTTAATTGATCTTGAGTAGCATAAGCTTTAGCTATACTTCCAAATTTTCCAGGTAATGATAATGCTCTTACTGTGTAATCCTGTAGTGTTACTGCTCTATTTTGCTCGTTGAAAGCTCTTAAAGAATTTTGTCTTAATTCTTCTACAGTATCACCATCTCTTCCTCCAGCTGCTGGTTTAGGGTTGTTGTAGGTGAGTGTTGCAAATGATGGAGATATTGTTACATTAGATGCTACTGTGATTGTATTAGCAGGAACGTTAGCAGTTACTCCTCCACCTGTGAGGTATTTAATTGTTAATGTGGTATTACTAGGTGCGATACCGTAAGATTTACTATATAGAAAGTTAGATGGATCAAAAGCTCTATCTATTGTACTATCTGCATTATTATTCCCTATATTTAAATTTGACGGGTCGGGTAATATAACGGAATCATCACTACTATTTGTACCGGCTCCGAATTGAAGTTGTAAATACCCGCTAGAAAGAAACCTAGAAACAAATCTTCTTGGAACTTTTCTTAAACTTAATGTATGTGGTAGTCCATTAGATGTAGAAAAGGTAGCCTCTTCATCAACATAAATTGTATCTTGACCTAAAAAAGGAACTTCGTACCATACGTTATTATCGGAGTCAGTTACTTCTAATATCCTAACTATATTACTATCTTGAATAGTTATGGTTTTAAACTTTTCTACAGAAGTTATAGCTTGTGTAGTAGTTTTTACTTCTCCTGAAATAGCTTTAACTGTTTTAGTAAGTTTGTAGCTTTCTGGAAGGTTTGAATAATCTAAGCTGTTTATTATAACATCTGTTGGATCGAAAGAGCTTGAATAAGAAAAGTCTACTCTCTGTTCAATAATAAATGAAGTTTGTGAGCTATCGGTGGATCTTAGAATAGCGTTTGGCTGTAAAATTGCTGCTTGATCCCAGTTAGGGTTATAACTACCACCGGTAGCATCTATAATCTGTGAGATCTCGATATCGACTTCTGCTACTCCGGTTACTTTAGGTTTATATCCCATCATATATGCTAAAGCATATAGGTTTTTAGGGTCTTTAGCATAGGTTAAGTATGTTTCTTGAAGCTGGGTGTCCTGGTAAAAGGACAGTACATCTCCAACATAAGAAGCCATTTCGATAAACATCATACCGGGTGAGGTAGGAGAAAAATCGTTGTAGCTATCAGGAAAGTAGTTTTTAGCGTACTCCACTAATTGATTTCTAAAATCAGAAAAGTCTTTATTAATATACTTTATGTCTCTTTCTTCTGCCATTATTGGTCGATATTAATTAGAAGTTCATCTTCTATATTTGTGTCTGCTATTGTATACTTCAAATAAAACCTAACAGTATTAGAGTTCGGTGTAGCTGTTAGTTCAAATGTTTTTGGTACCACTCTTGGGAAGTATGTGGCTAAATCTTCAGCTATAATCTCTTTAATATCCTGTAATGTATCTTGAGTTATATTCTCAAACAGCATTTTTCTAATATTAGAGCCAAAGGAAGGGTTTAGGTACCTTTCACCTTTATTAGTCAAAAAATAATTAATTAGGTTGTTCCTAATAGCATCCTTAGTTAAGTAATTAGAATTAAATACAGCTTTACCAGAGAAAGGTAAATCTACTCCGATAGCTTTTCTAGGTTCTAAATCTAGAGGGTATATTTTTTGAATTTGAAATGCCATTATAGTCTATTACTACTTTTTTCGTTAGCTAGATCTAAAACCTTTTTAGCTTTTTTTACAAAACTTAATTGAGATATATCTAAACCGGGCATATTTTCCGGTGATGTCATTCCCATTTGATTAGCCATAGAGGAAGCGAAGCTTGGTTTCTGTACCATTGACGAATCAAAGTTCATAACATTCTTATACTCCTCTCCAGACATATTATTTTTAGTTTGATTTAACATCTCTTGGATTGGATCGTCGAACTTTAAATTAGTTGTCTTTGGTTTCATATCAGATAAGCCCATCATTTCTGCTAAATCCTGTCTTGAAGGTTTTTTCGGTGCTGACCATGAGGTCTCTCCTGCTATAGGAGCTGGTTGTAATCCTGTAGGTGTGCTAGCTGCTTTAACTGCTTCGTTCATTACTTCTTGTAACTCTTCCTTAACAGCGGCTCTCACTTCTTCTCTGATTATCTTTCTAAGTTGATCGAGTTTCATATATATAAATAGTTAGTTTATGGAAGTTGATTATCTATTCTAAATTTTAATTCATCTATTAAGACTTGCTCAGAGCTTGCAAAAGATAAAGGGCCTTTTATTACTATAATTCCTCTAAAATCTTTAGCTACTGCTTGTCTTTGTGGTACACTTATACCTGTCTCGGTATTTGTTACAATGGATATAGTGTATGTATTTCCATTAATATTGGAAGTATACTCCACTCCTTTTCCTTTTCCTCCGGCAGTTGTACCTGAGGTTCCAGTATTTTTATCCTGTAAACCTTCTAATATTTTTTTTCTATCTTCATCTGATAGATTTGGATTGGAAGCACATCTAGCCAGTAACCTTTCTATTCTACTAAGCTTAGTTCGAACTGGGGAAAATATACCGGAGGCAGATGATAACAGATCCTTGATAGCTGTCTGGTCATTTTCTAATGTGTTAATCATATTAGAAGTAAACGTTAGTAGTTGTGCTTGTGCCTGTATGACTCCTGTCGGTACTGAAAATATTACACCTATCGGGCCTGGTCCTCCAATAGTCGAAGGTAGCGGCATGTGTGAAAGTACCTCTACTATTATCTTACCCGCTTTGATTGGCTTATCTAATTTTTTTGGAAGTTTTTCTAATTGCCCTACTTGTCTATCTACCTTATTCATTAGACTGTTTACATTGTCAACAGTCTTACCCATTTGCTTTAAAACTTCAGGCGGCGGACATTGATTAAGTAATTCGTTTATAATTTCATTTACTTTGGTATTAGCATACTGTATAGCCATAGCTTCAAGATCTCCTATTTTAAAGGCAGCAAATTGAGCTAGTAAACTTTTAAATTCTTTTAAATATCCGTGTGGCATTATTCAGTGTATACTTTTCTGGATTTGAGTTGTGATTTTCCTCCGGGGTTAATTTGTGCCTCTAAGCTTTTCATTCCTGCTTCAAGTAATTTACCTCTTAATATTAAATTAGGGATAATTTTACCGTCTATAGTTTTAGCTTTTACTAAATCTTTAGCTAGTTCTTTTAAATTGTATAGTAATTCACTTAAAAACTGTTCTGTTGACTCCCCTAATAGTACAGGTTCGTATTCTTCAACTAAAGCTTTTTCCCCTAAGTATATTTTTTCTGCATCTAGTGCTATATAGTCTTTAGCATCTAAATTAATGTTTTTAGAGGTAACTCCGAAAGCTTCTTTACTTGAAAATAAGATGCTTTCTTCTTTTGAATTAAAATAAAGTCTTCCTCCATTCACAACTACTTGTGAACCTTCATACTTATCTGCTTTTATTGGAGCTTTCTTCCAAGCTTTTATCTTATCTCTAGCTTGTTTTAACGGAACTGTGTGATTAGAAACAAGATATATCGAAGATTCATCTTCGTTTATATCTTCTTCAATGTAATCAGAACCATTTTCAGTCTTCTTTTGGCCATTACTTATAATAGTAAAAGGATCTCCTTCATTAGATTGGTTGGTATATATATTCTTAAAATGTTTAGTACCAGACAATCGTATGGATTGACCTTGTCTCCCTTCTACTAAAACATCTCCTGGGTACGGCTGTAGAGGGTTTATGTTGTTTTTCTCTTTAAAGTCATTCCCTAAATCTACCTTAGATGTAGAAACACCGTCTGGGGAGGCATTATGGTGGGGATGATTCCAAACAGATATGATAGATATATAATAAAAAGTAGAACTAGTAGACTTCTCATTAGAAGACTCTTCGTCAGGAGCTGAGGTAAGAAGTACTATTTCGTTTACTAGTGGGATCGTTCTTAAAGTTGCACTAGAAGGAAAAGCAATAGGTAGTGTTTCGGTATTGTCGCTGTTTAGCTTTTTATCTACTGGTTGATATTTAATGGCTCCAATACATTTAGTTTTTCCGTACTTATTATACTCAGGATGAGTTTCATCCATAATCACATCGATGACACGTACAGGGATTAAAGCAAGGTTATTTGCCGGTAACCTGTTAGCTGAGTTTAAATTACTGGAAAAACTAGTTGATAGATTCATCCGTCTCTTCTTCTTTCTTAACTGATTCTAATTCAGCCTCTATTTGATTCTGTTCTTCTAACAAATCTTGTAAATCTGAGAAATCAAAATCACTTGCAGACTCACCTTTAGATTCTGCGCTTACTATCCTTTGAATGATTGTGGCCATCTTAATTAAAGCGTCGTCATTCTTTACACCTATCTCCATGTATTCTTTTATCATAGGGACGATTAAAGTCGCATCTCCTATGTTCTCTATTAGAGGTTTTAACTCTCTAATTAACCCTTGAACTTGTGATCTTGTATCTTTAGAGTTATCGTAGATTTCTCCGAAAAGATCTGATAGGGTCTTTCCATTAAATATTTCTTTATCTAAACTCATAGTTTATAGTTTTATTATAAATAGAGTTACAATGGTTTTCGGGAAAGAAGACCTAGATCGTAGTAATGTTGGTATTTTTCGTAGAAATTGCTTTTAAGTACATTTAATACTTTAGTTAGTTGCGGTGTTTCGCAATCAGTCATTTCTCTTATATAGATATATAAAGCTTTTTTCTTAAATATATCTAAATCGTTCCTTGTTTTAAATATAGTCAAAACAGCATCTGCTATTTTTAACTCATCAGATTTAGGAAATATATAATCAATTTCGTTATACATCTCTTCAACCCATTCGTCTACAAATGTACTCAATGTCCTAGCGTTAGAAAAATCTGGGTCTCCTGTTGTTTCATATGATTCTTCTATATCAGAAAAGGAACCTATCTGTTTTAGTTTTTTGTAGTTAATATTATTGTAGTTAATTAACCATCTTTTAACTATTGTACCAAAATAAGAATATGCTTTAGCTCCGTTCGTAGGATCGAACTTATCTATCTTCTGTTCAAGTAAAACAGAAACGACCTCGTGTTTGAGGTCTTCTATCCGCTCTACATCCGTGTAGTAGAATTTAAATGTATGTATTATATTTTCCGCTAATTTATAAAACGGTAAATAAATGTGGTCTGTAAATATTTTAGCTCTGTAATCGTGATCAGTTGATTGGTTATATTTTACTATATAATCTTCTGTTTCTGAGGTAAAGTAGTTAGCTTTGGATTTCTTCCTTGCCATAGTTTTCGGGGAGCATGTATTTGTCTAGCTCAGTCTGTATTGCTTGCATTTGTTTAAAGAATTCTCCAACCTCATCATCAGATTGAAATACCCCATTTTCATCTAACTTTGAAAGGTGTTGTTGAGATTCTGCTATTATGTTCGATATGTTCTGTAAGTATTTAGTTTGATCTAAGGTTATATCTTCATATTTCTCTACTTTTCTTAGTAGGTTATATATAAGATAAGATAAAATTCCGGAGAATACAACTAATACTGTAATTACTATGTACTGTACCATTATTATAAGTTTTTTAACATGTTAGTTAGACCTTCTGAAGCTTTTACCGGTCTTCCTGTCGAAGAAGTAATCTTTTCACTTTTTGGTTTAGTAGTACCACCTTGTGATTTCCACATATCATACTCCACCTTAGAAGCTAAAAAGTCAGCTGAATGTAAAATAGATATCAAAGCTGTCTTTTGTCTGGAAGATTCTTGATTGCTAAAGAAATAAGCTTTATTAGCATCGTCAAACACACCATCATGACATCTGATACCTAAGTATTCCTTTTGGTTAACTGTAACGCCAAACTTCTGAAGTAAAAATAGAGATCTGTCCGGTATAAGCATAAAGTCTAAATCAGGATTAGGCGTATACATCTCAGATAACTTATCTTGTCTCCATTTATCAGTTTGAGGAATATAATTTGGACCCTCTCCATCACCTATCTTACCTAAATCATGAAATAAAGCAGCAAATACTAACTCTTCATCGGAAAAGTCTACTATCCCACCCATTTGAAGGTAAAGGTCTTTCTGTTTTACGGCATATTGAACAACTCTATTAACATGGTCAACATATCCACCGGGAAAAGCATTATGGTACCAAGATTTACCGCTAGCAGGAGCCATAACGTAGATATCGGAAAGTTTTTCCAACATAGCTAATACCTTTTCCTTACGTTCTCCGGTAATATAGTGGTTAACAATCTTAATATGTTTATCCCAATTGCCTTGAATTTGTTCTGCTTGTAACATAGATAACCTTTTGTATTTATTAAATTTATATTATATATACTATTAATATATTATTATATTCTATTTTATTATTGATTATATAGTTATTATTTATATATATTTATATACTTATATATATTTTATTAATTATATAATATGAAGGTATGAAAAATAATTTAAAGAATCAACTACTCTACAATAAATTTTTGTCTGTAGTGGTTTTTTATTTGAGATTCCACTCCTGCATCCCAAAATACCTCCATATATAGGGTAATAGTATCCCCAATTGACTCTGGAGGGAATGGTCCAAGTACTCTTTTTGTGTATAGTTTTGAATTTCCCTTATCTGAAAAGTAAATTTCGGTGTTTTGTGCAACATTTACTTGAATTCCTTTGAATTGATTGAGTAAAACCTCTATTTTTTCACTTGGAAGCACTGTTCCCGACGAAGTTCTATCGGATCCGAATGGATTGTAGTAGTAATCCGGCATAACCAACGTATCACCAATCGTCCAGACTAAATTAGAATCAAATCTAGCAGTTACAAAAGGTGAATTATTGTAATGGTACTCCGGAGAAGTAGGTTCGGCATAAGCATCTACCGAGAAATAAGGCAAATACTCACGAGTCCAATCTAATTTCACATGGTAGTACCCATTCTCATCCGGTTGAACAGGAAAAACAACCCCTGCTTCACAATCTCCAGATGGACAAGTAGGAGAAAAGTCGTCGGAAGGTGAACAAGATAGTAAAGAAGCCGCTACTAATAGCAGAAAAACATTAAATTTATACATAACCTTTATTTTGTTTACTAAATATAAGAAGAAAAAAGCAGGTGTGCAACTTTTTGGGCGCTTTATATGGAAAATATAACGGCTACGCCGCCGCGCAAAACGCGCGAAGTTGCCACGAAGTTTTTAGTCTTGGAATACTTCCATCCTATAAGGTTCTCCTATACGTTCGATAACAGATCTTGCCTGTTCAATCGTAATATTAAAGAATTCCTTCTTTTTATTTACTCGGAAGCCTTGATTCTCAAGGTAGATATGTATCTCTTTTTCAAGATCATGTGCGTTAAAGCAAGGGTAAGCCCATTCGACCGAGAAGTCTAATGCGACTCCTGTCGCAGCATTGATCTGCTTAACTCTCTCCGAAGGTTTATTCTTTGTAAAGCCAATCTTAACAAGACCGGGCATCGTTTCATTAGAGAGGATGTATATCCATTGACAGTTAGTAATACCTTTTGGCATTTGTATATGCCTGGGTCGGTTGGTGTAGTACCTAACATCTTCCCATCCTTCAGAGGCCGGGTAATTACTATTAGTGGAAGGTGTTAATGTAAAGTGTGCTGCAGGGGTACCTAATTGGTCATCATTGCAAGCAATAAGCTCAGAAGCTTGATCTGGGGATATCTTAGTGACTTTGAATCCCTCTTGAGTTTTTGACATAATATAACCTTTATTTTGTTTCTATACATAAAGATAAGAAAACTATTTTAAAGTAACAACTTTATCTATTAAAAGTTCTCTAAAATTCTTTATAACCGAACATTTTTCGTATTCCTCTATAACTTCATAGTATACTCTTAGGTCATCTAAAGCCTTATATACATTCTCACTATCAAAAGCCTCTCCTATTGTATACTCATCTTTAAAACACCTACTGTCTATTTTTGTAAGGTATCTATATAACTTATTGTAGTATTTGTATTTTATAAGGTTCTTTACATTCTCATATTCTTCTGGATAGTTTCTTTTATACATCATATCCATTAGTTCAAAGTTCTCTAAACCTCTAAGTATCATTCCCATTAAAACAAAAGGATTGTCTAGAACATCTTTAACTCCATGCTCCATGTATACTTCTTCATCTCCTTGTTCGAAGATTGAGAATAATGTATCTTTATCTATTTGTTTCATCATCGATAAATAGTTCGTATATTATCAATATAAGAAGACACCCCCTATATACCGAAAAATTTTGCCAAAAAATTTCCCCAAGTATTTTGTGAAAACAGTTGGAAAGTAGAGAGAGAAATCGTATCTTATATTATAGAGAAACCGTACCCATAGAGGGATCAACATATATAGTAACACAATAGGTCTTTGACATAATGAAACAAGAATATAAAGACTGGTTTATACGAAATAGAAATATCGACCAAGAATCATATAATCGGCCAGATAGAAGTTATAAGTATACTAATACACATTACAGTAAAGTACCCTTCCATAAGGAATTAAAAGAACATATATACTCATTTGAAGGTATTGATATATCAACTGAATACGATACCTACCATATACACACATGGAAGGAAGGAGACTTCTTTAACGAACATATGGATAATAACTTTAGGCGTAAATGGGCGTATGTATGCGAGTTAAAACCCTCTGAATGTAATACTAAATTAGTAGTAAATGGCTTTGAGATGGAGGAAGGAGTGTTTAGTTCTACTACTCTACATAGACTTCCTAAGATACAACAAGGTACACGTATATCTTTGACGGTATTTGGTTCTACAATCTCTATTATATAAACAATATATAAATATATATAACCCTATATAGTGAAAAATCATCAGAAATATGAAACCAGGTATGGCGCAGCCGAGCCGATGCCCAACCTCTTAGGGAACTATACTGGCAGTGTTATAGCAAGGTGCCATCAAGGTGATATAAACCTACCCTACTAATTTCCGGAATCTCTCTTATACCTTTAACTTATTCTTTTTGATTAGGTTGTCCAGTACAGAAGAGAACTTATCCTTTAATTCCTTTATATCATCTAGACTAGCCATATTGTCTGTAGTAGGCGTATGTATGGTAGGAGGTCTATAGACTTTCTTTAGACTCTCTTTAGATGTATCAAGTAATAGCCTTAGAGCTACTGTATAAGACATATCTGGATATAACTCCTTTATGGTCTCAGCTACCTCTCTATCTATTTGTATAGTTATTCTTTCTTTCATCTATAGACTCTCTTTAGATTCTCTTTAGATACCCCACTCACTAGTATTAACTTGTTCTTTAAAAGGCTCTTCTACTAATACCATCTCACACAATGGAAAGTTATAAGCAGTTCTCTGTCTCATCATATCGTAAGTATAAGCCTTAGCCAATGTATTGGTAAATGACTCTATGTTCATACCACCTAAAGCCCATACCTCATTACGGTAAATGCTATAAGAAGGCTTACCCTCTTTGTATATGCTGCAAGAAATCCTATACTCCTGAGGTACGTTATTGTAATCTGTACCATAAGTTACAACGATGTACTCTTTGTCCTTTAATACCTTAACTGCGTTGATGATTGTCTTAGCTGCTTTTACTCTCTCTGAATAAGTCATAACCTTTATCTTTTTAATTATACCTTAATATAAGAAGAATATGGCAGGCCGGCAACTATTTGACCATATATTTTCTATAGAATTTTGAAAAGGGAAGGGAG